TAACATAAATAAAAATAAGATCCGCATTAATCGCGGAGTTGAACTTATTCTTCATGGAGGCAAAAGAAAGCAGACTCAACCGTTCCACATCATCTTTGAGAAGATGGTTTGCTTTCTCAATCGGGAAGTAACCATCTATTTTGAATTTTCCTTTAAGTCCAGGAAAAGAAAAGTAGTTTCCCGAGGTAAAAGAAATGCTCGCAGTTAGTTTAGTTTTCGGTTCCTTTCTAACCGTTTTGTTTCTTATAGTGGGAGTAATGGTGGGTTGGGTAGCAAGAGAATATATGATGAACTATCGGGAAATTCCAAGACCTCATCCTGAGATGTTCGATGAGCAAGGTAATCTTATACCTGACGAAGTAATCGCATTTAATTTTGAAAACTATTATGACAACGAAATCAACGACGACGAAGACAACGACGAGTAAAGCAAAGGCTGCTCCTAAGACTTCAGCAAAACCAAAGGCAGTAGAGAAACCTATTCCAGATCTCCCCAACAATCCTTTTGTATACGAGATCTTGAATATTGTTTCTAACGAAAAGACTACTGCACGAAAGGTTGAGGCATTGCGTAAGTTTAATGATTCTGCCACTAAGGTTGTTCTTATTTGGAACTTTGATGAGAGCGTAGTTAGTCTGCTGCCACCTGGTGATGTTCCATATGCTGGAACAGACGAACAGAATTCTTTCAGTGGAACTCTGTCTGAGAAAGTGAATGATGCTGTTTCTAAGATGAATGAGTTGGGATCTAACTCTCTTGGATCACAGGATCAAGGCAAGTCTTCTATTCGTAAAGAGTTCCAACGTTTTTATAACTTTGTTAAAGGTGGTAACGATGGGTTGAGTTCTCTTCGTAGAGAGACTATGTTTATTAATATTCTTCAAGGACTTCATCCACTTGAGGCAGAGATTCTTATCTTAACCAAAGATAAAAGACTTGGAGATAAGTATAAGATTACAAAAGAAATTGTTGCGGAAGCTTACCCAGAGATCAAATGGGGAGGGCGCTCGTAATATATAATACCAATTGGAGTATTTGTAATGTCAAGAAATACAGCAAAGATGTCCGAGGAGATATCTACAAAGGAAGATCTTATGTACAACTGGACACCTGCCGAAAAGGAAAATTCCAAACAGAAATATGGATGTGAAATTCTCGTCGAGAATGGAACTTGGGAGCAGGTGTGTACTAAAGAAGCACCCAATGATGCACGGATTGTAAAGTATGAGGTTGATGGGCAGATTTGTTACGATCTAACGAGAGCAAATAAACAAGTTGATATCTTCGATATGTATTGGGACAAATTCCGTGAAGGTGTTAAGTCAATAGAGTTTGGACACGGTAGAATCAGTCCCAAACTCTGGGGATATAAGTCACCCGAAAAGAAAAAGCGAAAGTGATTCCCCATATCGGTGGAAATTTTCCCGGCAAATTTTTCTCGCGTGAGGGTTTTCACAAATCTTCACGCTTTTTAGTATAATAAAGATACAGTTTCGTATTTATTGTTACAGTTTTCACACAAAGGTTGCCTATATAGAGGGAATAGGAGTATAATAACCTCCTAACGTTCATCCTATGACTAAAGCACTTTTGCTTTTAGCATGGGTTCCACTTCTTTCTGTTTCAACGCCACAACTCAAATCATATCCTGTGACCATAAGTTGTGACGCCGCGTGGGAACTAATGGACATCGTTAAAAACGACGATGTAGTCCACCAAAGAGTAGAAGACCGATTGCTATTAGAACTCCGAAAGGATGTGATTCAAAGGTGCTAAAAACTGAATAGGACGCAAGTAAGCCGACTCGGAACGGAATCGTTCATCTATGGAACAACTATTCTTAACCTGTTTACAAGCACAACTTCTTATTAGCAGAGTTAATGCTAGTAATTTTGTTACAGATTATCAAAAAAATGATCTTGTATATGAAATCAAACAGTTAACAAAGAAAAGTTGTTTCATAGACGCAAAAGCCGACTGAAGGAACGGGACTAACCATCTCATTTCTTTAGGAGAAAACCAATGTCGAAAGTAGTTTATCGCGGTCAAGCATACGACACAGAAGTTCGTAAGCAGGCACAACAACAGCAACAGCAAGAACCCCAACAGTACAACGAGACCTATCGTGGTGTTCGTTTTGTAAAGGAGGGGCATAAGTGAAAAAACTTAACTTCCTACAACTCATTAAAGAACAAAAACAAAAAGAACAGCGTCGTCATCAAGCCCAACTAGCACAATTAGTAGGAGCAAAGTAATGGCACAGTTCATAGTCTCATCCACTGCCGCAATTGCCTTAACAACCGTATTTTTATCAATGTATGTTCAGTGGTTGGATAGATAGTGGAAAACTACACATATCATTATGATGATATGGACAAGGACAACCGACCTCCTGCTTGTTATCAACTAACATATAGAGGTTGTAATTATTGGTCTTGTTATATCGTTCATTTGGATGAGTGGTTTGAAAAAATGCTTAAGTTTGAGGGAGATTGACTCTCCCTCTTTTTTATGTCTATAAGTTTTTTTAATAGGCATAAATTTTTATTGCGGAAATGTATAAAATTGAACACTATTGTATAGATAATGATAGAATAATGAGGTCATACAAATGAGCGAAAATTCTTTGTTATGATTATCCTTGTGCGTGGAGGACATTATGCACAACCTTGTCTCTTACAATCAACTTGCTGAATGGCGACACTTTGAAGAAGCAGTTGACCGATGTAATGATGAAATGGAGTTAATTAATGATTATTTTAACTGTCTAATAGAATGTGATGATGACCAACAAACTTGTAAACGGATATGTAGAAATATACTGAGTGAGTAATAATAAGGGGAGGTCTTGACGATCTCCCCTTTTTTGTGTAAAATGGCATGAGAGAACTGTATCTTATGGACAAGGAAAAACTAAAACTGATCGTCCGTAACCTTGAATTACTCGTAGATTCTCTTAAAGCAGAAGTCTACTCCGACACTCAAAGTTATCTCAACTATGATGAGGTAAAGAGTGGACTACACGACTACGATGAAATCTTTGAGGACGATGATGATGATGTGACTAATCATATAAATAACCAATATAGGTTATACAACGATGATGATGGAGACGGATTGTAAAATTCTTAAAGAATATCCCAATTACAAAATATACTCAGATGGAAGAGTTTATTCAACTAAACTTAAAAAATATATTTCTGGGCATAAAAATAAAAGGGGATATTATTCTTTTACATTATATAATATTAATGGCGAAAGAAAACATAAAGGATTGCATCAACTTCTTGCCCTAGCATTCATTCCCAACCCTAACAATCATGAGGTTGTTAGGCATTTGGATGATAATAAAGATAACAATTCGTTATCAAATTTAAAATGGGGAACAATGCAAGAAAACATTGAAGACGCCATTAGAAATAATGTCTTCATAATTCCAGATAATTCAAAAAAATGGTTGATTAAAAAACCAGATGGAAAAATTGTAAGAGTTAATAATCTAACAAAATTTTGTTTGGACAATAATCTTACAAAACAAAATCTTCACAAAACGTACAAAGGTGATAGGCAGCATCACAAAAACTATGTTATTATTGGAATGTTAAATGATTAATAGAGCAAGAAAACTTGTAAAACTACTTGAACGTCTTGTAAAGCAAGAGCATCTTTATACGACCGAAAAGATCATTGAAATGAAATCTCAATTGCGAGTTGTTAAAGAAGAACTCGCAGAATTGGAAGCAAAAACATCAAAAGGATTTGGAAAGAAATGAGTGTAAAACTGATTAGTGTAACTCCCGATGCAGAACAAACAATGGCATTTGTTGCGAGAGTTAGTAATCCTGCGAATCAGGACAACGAAAACTATGCCAAGTTGCTTGCTTATTGTATTAAGCATAATCATTGGTCTGTTTTTGAGCAGTCTTTTATGACTCTTGAGATTGAAACGAATCGTGGCATTGCAGCACAGATTTTGCGTCATCGTTCTTTCACCTATCAAGAGTTTTCACAACGTTATGCTGATTCATCTCTTTTGAGTGATTATATTCCTGTACCCGATCTTCGTCGTCAAGATACCAAGAATCGTCAAAACTCTATTGATGATATTGGCGAATATGAAAAACTGACTTTACAGAGTAAGATTCAGGATCATTTTGCACACTCTATGCAACTCTACAAGGAACTTCTATCTCATGGGGTGGCAAAAGAGTGTGCTCGTTTTGTACTGCCTCTAGCAACGCCTACACGCATTTATATGAGTGGATCTTGCCGCAGTTGGATTCACTATATCACTCTTCGTTCTGCTAATGGTACTCAACAAGAGCACATGGACATTGCACTTGCTTGCAAAGATGTGTTTAAGGAGCAGTTTCCATCAGTCGCGGAAGCCCTTGAGTGGGTCTAAATAAATTATATTGAATTCATAACAATGGCAGTATACCCTGTAGTGAATACGCAAACTGGCGAACAGAAAGAAGTGGAAATGAGCATCCACGACTGGGACCAGTGGAAGAATGAGAATCCCGAATGGATTCGTGATTGGTCAGATCCTTCTACTTGCCCACAACCTGGGGAAGTGGGTGAATGGCGAGATAAACTCGTCAACAAAAATCCTGGATGGAATGACGTCCTGGCAAAAGCATCTAAAGCACCTGGTTCACGTGTAAAGAAAATCTAATGGCAAGAAGAAAAAGATCATCTGCAGAGCAACCCATCGGGGTTGGACTCACATCAAAGCAGATGAAGAGAAGAAAACCTCTTAATGCTGAGTATCTGGTCGACATTGAACCTCTTACAGAAAACCAAAAAACTCTGTTTGAGTCATATCAAGATGGAAAACACATTGTTGCTTATGGGTGTGCTGGTACTGGTAAAACCTTTATCACTCTCTATAATGCTTTACTAGATGTTCTAGACGAAAAAACACCATATGAAAGAGTTTATCTTGTTCGTTCTCTAGTTGCTACTAGAGAGATTGGTTTCCTTCCTGGTTCGCATGAAGATAAAGCAGATATTTACCAGATTCCTTATAAGAATATGGTGAAGTATATGTTCCAGATGCCTTCTGATGCAGACTTTGAGATGCTCTACGGAAATCTTAAATCACAAGAAACGATTAAGTTCTGGTCTACTTCATTCCTTCGTGGAACCACACTTGATAATTCGATTGTTATCGTTGATGAATTTCAAAACTTGAATTTTCATGAATTAGACAGTATAATTACTCGTGTTGGTGAAAATACGAAAATTTGTTTCTGTGGTGATGCTACTCAGTCAGATCTACAAAAAACAAATGAGCGTAACGGTATTATTGATTTTATGAAGATCCTGCGAGCAATGCCATCCTTCGATTTAATTGAATTTGGAGTTGATGATATTGTACGTTCTGGTCTTGTTAAGGAGTACATTATTGCAAAAATGGAAGCAGGTTTTTAATGTTCAATCATGTTGATGTGACTCTCCCCGAACTTGAAAGGGAGACTATAGATGGTGTTCGTTATTATAAAGTTCCAGATGAAGACCAACTTCTAAAGTTGGTCTCTATTACTTCTATTACCAGTCATTTTAATAAAGAGATTTTTATTAATTGGCGTAAGAAAGTTGGTGATGAAGAGGCAGATCGCATTACAAAAGCGGCAACAAGTCGTGGAACCGATATGCACACATTGGTAGAGCATCATCTGAAGAATGAGAGTTTGCCAAAGGTTCAACCAATGTCGGATTTCTTATTTAAGATTGCAAAAACGGACTTAAAGCGTATAAATAATATTTACGCCCTTGAAGGGTCCCTATATAGTAAGCAACTAGGCATTGCTGGGACTGTTGACTGTATCGCTGAATATGACGGCGAGTTAGCAATAATCGACTTTAAGACTTCTAAAAAACCAAAACCACGCGAGTGGATCGAACACTATTTTGTTCAATGTATGGCATATGGTTGTATGCTATACGAACTGACTGGAATATCAGTTAAAAAACTTGTAATCATTATGGCTTGTGAAAATGGAGAATGCGTCGTCTATGAAGAAAGAGACAAATCAAAGTACATCAAACTTCTCACCCAATACGTTAGAAAGTTTGTTAGAGATAAACTGGAACTCTATGGAACCAAATAAGGAATTAGAACAGGCAATAGAAAGCAAGTTTTTAACACCTTCCAAGTTTGCTTTGGAAATTGAAAAGATTGTTGCCGAAGAAAACTTCAACTATATTGATGCTATTTGTCACTATTGCGAAATCAATAGTCTTGAAGTAGAATCAGTAACAAAACTCATTTCAAAACCTCTAAAAGAGAGACTCAAATGGGATGCAACCCGTTTGAACTTTATGAAGCGAACTTCGAAAGCAAAACTGCCTCTATGACCGTGACACCCTTTGAAACTTATCAACATTATCTGTCACTCAAAAATCATTTCACAAATCCAAAATACGACTTCTTTAAATATGGTGCGAAGACTCGTGCTAGTGTAACTTCTTTTAATAAACGCAAGGACAAATACTGGTTCGAAAAGACAAGTCGCAAGTATAACGATAAAGAAGTCGTAGATTTTCTAGTATCAAACTTTGTAGCATCCGATAACCCACAAAATTTATGGATTGGTTCTTTAATAAATGGCGGAGAGCAAGTTTATTCCGAGTGGAAAAAACGCCAACAGAGTTTGACTTACTTGTTCAAAGAGCAAAGCAACGAATTATTCTTGGAGAGCGAATTAGAGAATCTATTCAACTGTTCCAAAGGACATCCACCAGTTCTCAAAAAGTTTCTAAGCGGGCAGTTGTCCTTAGAAACATTAACAATCTACGACAAAATATTCCGTTTCTCCGCAGATTTTGATAAGAAACTTCTGGACCCGGTGTGGGAAACCGTCAGTCTGAAAATTAAGAAGTATAATCCATTTCTAAATATTGATGTGTTCCAATTCAAAAAAATCCTACGGTCTATAGTCAATGAGTGAATTTTTCAAATCTGACATTATTCAAGACGAACTAAAAGAAATCAATAGACTCCAAGAAGAAATTTACGGAAGTATTTTGTCTTTTGGTGCGATGAGTCGTGAAACCAAAATAGAACACATTGAAAAACTTCAAAACTTGCTACAAAAGCAAAGAGTGATGTATACTAGATTATCTCTCTCAGACGATCCTTTAGCGGTTGAAATGAAAGAGAACCTACGCAAATCGGTGGCATTGATGGGATTCCCACCAGAAACCGATATGTCAATTTTATTCAATAGTATGAATCAGACCATCGAATCCCTCAAAAACTACCTTGACGCCTGAGGGCATCCCTGTTATACTATCCGAGTAAATCCCCCGAATCCAATTAATCCGAGGTAATCCAAATGTCTTTCGCAGACCTTAAAAAGCAATCAAAACTTGGCAACCTG